TCATATATAAATATATGAGTTAATCCCCAAACAATGATTTTTTTTTGATTAATTAGATTTATTTGGTGTAAATTCACCAGTTTCAGGATTTAAAGTTCCTTCTCCATACTTTTCTGTAATTCCATCAAGAAATTTCTTTTCTTCATCTTGAATTGATTTCAAAGAATCTTCTAATTCCACTTCTTGTTCATCTAATCTGATTTGATTTAATTTTAATTGTCCGAATTGAATTTGAACATTTTGATAACTTTGTTGTATGGTCTGAACTTGTTTAAGTTCATCCTCTGTGAATTTGTTTTTTTCTTCAAGTTTTTTAGCTAAATTTGAATCTTCTGACATTGTAACCTCCATTGAATTAATGTTTCATATATAAATATATATAAATTTTGAAAACGAGTGATTTATTTTCCTACTTGTTCATCTGTAGCATTACTTTCTTGATTGAAAGTAACTTTAGATGGTGTAAGTTCTTTAGTCATTTCATTAGTTGTTCCAAATATATTACTTGTAAATTCAGGTATTACATAAGCTTTTATTGAGATACCAAATTCAGTTTTTATTAGTCGTTCGCCATCTTGACTCATTTCTGAAGCGTCGCTTATACTACCATCTAATGTTGATAAAAATTTGTATTGTTCTGAAGCGCCGAAGTATGTTCCTAAATGTTCAAGAAATAAATCACTTAATATATTCATTTGTTCTATATAGTTTGTCATCATAACCACTGAGTAGTTACAAACAACATGGTCCGGCATCCCAGTAAACATTAATTCTTGAACTGGTTTAACACCTTGTTGAACTGAAAATCTATCGTATTGATTGTCTTTACTCCATTTATTACTTCTTGTTACTTTTATAAACTCACCTCTCACATCATGGTCAAATGACATTGGCATTGCATCATCAAAAGAAACATCAGTTCTTCTAAACATAATTAATGGAAGTATTAATGAATTATTTTTATCTCTTAATACTCCTCTTTTTCTAAAATTTCTCCATCTTTCCTCATTACCATAATAAACAGGAACTTTAATCACTTCATTAGCTTCTTTTATTCTTGGTTTCATCACATCTTTAATATGTGTCATTACAGATGTATCAATATCTTTTAATGTTACAGCAAAGTTTTTTGTAAAGTCCTTACCTGGATTTATTGATTGTTCTGCATTACCACGAACTTTATTATCTTTTGTGGATAATTGTGTTCCTCTATTCACTAACTCTCTATTGAGTGTTTGTTTATTTGTAATTCTATTAACGGCCATTTCGTCTTCTCAGTTTTTTAAGTTTATCAAGTTTATTGTTTACTTTACCCTTTACTTCTTCTGATTTAATACTACTCATATCAGCTTTACCTATTGCAATTTCTTTCTTAATATCTACTTCAATGGCTTTTGTTCCTGTTTGACTTGGTGAATCAAAGTTATCTAACTTATTCATCAACTTACCCATCATCTGTTCCATTTGTAAATTACCATTTGGTTCAGGTATGTAAGAATGTTTTCTTTCACCATAAACATCTTCATCATCTTGAACATTACCACTTACCTCTTTTTTCACTTGAGGTTTTTCTTGGTAATTAGGATTAGAAGTATCAAACTTCGTAATTTTCTTTCCTATGATTTGTTGAACAGCCATTGTTTATCCTTAAATATTTGTTCTTTCAATATAGTATGCTTGTGATTGTGAAAGTTCATTATCTGTTAAAACTCTATCATATAAAGCTAATTCATACCAATGTCCTTTAAAACCATTTGTTTTTCCTGTAGCACTACCGGCGATATGGTCTACATTGATTGGAACATTATCATTATATCCAGTTCCATCTTTAATATCTTCTAAATCATTATCAACATAAAGTTTCAAAATAGAGCCCGTTGGTGCTGAGGTTGAAAATTTTGTTTTTGTAATTGTTATCAAATGTTTAACAGCTTCTGTTCCACCACCACCGTCACCAACTGTGACATTTCCAGTATCAGTTGTCCCATCATCTCCTCTAACTCTATAATTCATATTTGAACTACCACTTATAGTAAATAGATTGACACCACTATCATCATCATATGATTCAAACATTTTGTGAAGGTGACTTCCTCCAGAGCCAGTTGTTTCCACCACCATAAAAAGAGTCATTTCATCAAATGTCATTTTATTTTTAAAGTTCAAATAATCAGCATTGTTCTCACCATCCAATCTATCAAAAAACACACTAGTGTTTGTAGTGTTTCGTGATGGTGCTCCAATTGTTGCACTACCTGATAATCCTGATGTAGTACCATCGTGTGTTGAACCAGGTGTTACTAAGTGATTTTTATTAACACTTAAATCTTGCCATGTAGTAATGTCACCACCATCTGCTGGAAAATTACCTGTACCATCCGATAATTCTAATGATGAGTAGTATCCTTTTATATTATTAAACTTTAATGGTAATAATCTATTATCTGGCGCATCTCCTCTACCTGCACTATAATGTCTAGCTTCATTTAAATTACCTTTCATAGATATTCTTGATTTATCAATTATCATTTGACTTTCGTTAAATATTTTTTTAGCTATATTTTCATCTAAATTAAATAAATAGTTACTTTCTGGTATTTTCAACCAATCATTCCAAGTTAATTTTTCAATACCTTGTTTTTTTCTTGAAACATCTGTCAATACATTGATTAATTTAAATGTACTTAAATTATTTGTTTCTTTTAAAAATTTATCAAACTCATCTTTTCTATCAACTATTATATCTTGAAAACTCTGAGCTTTTTCTAATTTAGCTTCTAATATAGAATTTTCTTGTGATAAACTTGAAAAATGTGTTACTTCTTTTGATAAAGAATAAACTTGCCCATTTAAATTTGTAATTTCTTCTTTTTTCTCTCTTAATTCTTGTCTTACATTTTCATTAACTTTAATGTCTTTTTTTAGATTAACAATCAAATTACTAGCTTCTTTTAATTTATCTAAAGATTCTTTTAATTTAGTTTTGTAATTGTCAATCTTATTATTTTTAGATACTAATGCTTTTTCATATGTGTCTAAATTATTCACATACTCTTGATATACTCTTTTTCTTTCCATCTTAACTTCATTGACAACTTTTTTACTATTTTTAGTTTCGTGATTTAATTTATGATTTAACTTATTAAATTTTTCATTTAATTGTTTATTAAGTTTTTTAGCTTTTTCAATCACACTATCTTTATAAGAAAGTCTTTCTTTTTGTTCATTAATTTTTTCATTAAAAGGATTGAATTGTGATTTTAATCTCCTAACCTCTCTATCTTTTAGTTTTATTTCTTTTAAGAAGTCTTTTTCTTTTATTGTAAAAGTCCCTTCTTCAAAATTCCTAGCTTTTTTTAATTCTTTTAGAAGATTAGACTTTTCATTTTCTAAATTATAAATTTTATTAGATAAATCAATATTTTTGTTTTCTAAATTTTTTATAATTTTTTCTTTATCTTGTACTTTTTCTTCAAGTTGAGATGTAATTGGTTTTTGCATAAATTTTTGTTTCATTAATTCAATACTCATTATTTAGGCCTCTCTTCTATTTGTAATGATGATAATCTTGAACGATGTGCTGTCGCTACAATGTTATGTTTAAAGTTTGGATGTCCTGCAAATAATTGTGGTTCTGTTGTTCCATTGATTTCCCAATAATAATCATTCCAATCCACAATATCACCATTCTCTGGATAAAAATTCAATGAACCACTTGATAGATTTTCTCTTTGGAAAAACATACTGATATTACCATTTAAATCTGCACCAAACTCATTTTGTTCTATTGTAGGTTCAGCATATTCAATTAAACAATTAACTCTAAATCCAATATCGTAGTATTTAGCAGTTGACTCACCATAAACATTGTCTTCTGTTCTTTCAACATTTACTTTATAAATATCAACTGATTGTCCGACAATCTCGTCAATCAATTCCTCATTCATTTGATTAATTAAATCAAATTCTTTTTGTGGTATAAAAAATGGTTTTGTTTGAGACATTTAATTATCCTATGTATATTTTAAGTGGAGCTTTATTCAATACTTCTTGTTGAGCATTTGCAACTTCTTGTTCTGTAATTGCTTGTTCTTTTTTACTAACAGCTTCAAAGAACTCACTTAATTCTTCCAATAGATTTGCTTTTTCTTCTCTACCCTCTGCTTTTAAAGCCTCACCATCCAATGATACCTCACCATTTGGAAGTGGCATTGAAGCATATTTACTTCTAATGATACCAAGTAATTCTTTTGCTAATGCTAATGTGTATTTACGAATCCAATTTCTACCCATTGAATTTATTTCCGTATAGGTAATAAATTTATAAGGTATATTTGATGGGTCGGATACTTTATTAACTGTAAAATCTTGTGTTACATCTGTTCTATCATCCTTTTTATAATAATGAAAATATATTAAACTACCAGAGTCTTGAGTTGTTGGTTTAGGAAATATTCTCATTTTATTATTCACCAATTCAAATGAATAAGCAGATTTTCTAATTAAATCATTCGTCTCAATTGCATTTGCTCTTGCTAAATCATATGATATTGGTCTCATTATATAAGATACTGCTGGTGATACATTTCCGAATCCAAATGAATCCAATAATTCAATATTGTCATAAGTTCCAGCAAATGGGTCGTAGAATTTAGATATAGCTGCTGGTCCGTGATTGAATACTCGTTGTATTTCTAATTTATTATTTGTACCAATACTTGATTCTAAAGTAGCATCACTTGTTAAATCATATACTTGTTTAGATGAAGTTAAACCAATAGAGCCACTAAATAATGTCGCATTACCACCAACATTTACAGCTTGTCCATATTGTTCTGCTAAAGTAAATAAAGACATTCCACCATTTGGAGTTTCAGCTTGATGTGAACCTGTTGAACTAAAATTAGAACCAGTTGATGTATTACCATAATGGTCCCACATCCAATTCTTTGTATTGTAATGATTTATTTGTTGTGAGTATTCTGATACTGCTTCTTCAAAACAAGCATATATTGAACCACTATTAAATTCAAGTTGCATCACTGGATGTCCAAGTTTTCTTGAAACATATTTACAAATAGTTAAACTATCTGTTTGATACTCAGTATCAGTATCATAAATTCCATGTGGTGTTGAACCAGTTACTTCTAATGCTAATGTTGGGTCTTCGTATAAAAAATTAAATTTTGACATCAATATTCTCCAAAAGGGTATTATTCTTCATATATAAATATCAATATAAACAAAAAAGGGTAAGAAAATATCTTACCCTTTTGAGTTGATTTAATAATATAAATACTATTAATTATGTAGTTGTTCCATAGAACTCTATTTTAATAACACCTGCTGTATAATCAGCATCTGTAGCTGCACCAGCAACTAAATAAAAATATTGATTAGCTGCAGGAAAACCTGTGATTGCCCAATATTCTTTTTCTGCTGCCAAATCACCATTGTTCAACAAAGTACCATTGTTAGTACCAGCTGATAATGCTGAATCTTCTGCAAGAGTTGCTTCATCTGCAAATGCTAAATTGATGTCTGGGTCACCACCTGCAGGTGTTTCAATACAAGACATTTCAACTGCAAATAAAGTACCCATCACAGCTGTTGTATATTGTCCAATGGTAGCATTAGCTTCACCATCATCACCAATAATATCATTAGCTGCAGTTGAACGAATACCTGTTAAATCAATCAATACAGTAGTTTTAGTTATTCCACCCAAATCTTGAGTCCAACTTTTAAATAAAGCTGCATCACCAAAACCACTACCAGCTTCTAAACCTGTATTTCCAGATAACTTCAGTCTACCTTCGGCTGTTCCACCATCTACTAAAGAAATAGTACTTTCTCTATTGGAAACTTTATATTTTCCTATTCTTTTTCCCATTATTTTTCTCCTAATGTTGAGTCACTACTCTCAGGATTATTAATTTTTTTATACTAACCATGTTTAGTGACTACTTTAGCTAGTAAATTATAAAATATAATTCATATATAAATATCAAATGTAAAAGAAAAACCCCTACAAAAAGTAGGGGCTTTTCAACTAAGTTAACCTCCTCATATTAAGAGGTTAGTAAAGAATTAATTAACTTATACTAAGTTTAAGTCTTTACAATTAATTGTACCATAAAACTCTGGTCTAATCATTTTCTTAGCATATCG